TACCCCCGACACCTTCATGTCGACACTAGAGGCCGCTGCAGGGACGGCACGCCTGTTGGAGGCCGCGGGGCTGGACTTGGAAGTAACTGATTTTGATCTGGACGACGCCGCTACGACGGCGCGACAGGCGGCAAGAAACCCGTCTGCTCTGCAGACACGGCAGGCCCGACAGGGCCTAACCCGCAAAACACCTGCAGCCCTGCTGCTGACCGAGAAAATCCTGAAGGATTATGGCCACAAGATCGTCGAAGAGGCCGCTCAGGTGCGTCATATGGTGGTCAACAAGCTGATTCAGGAGACAGAGAACCCCGATGCACGTATCCGGGTGAAAGCGTTGGAACTTTTAGGAAAGGTCTCTGACGTCGGGCTCTTTACCGAGAAGCAAGAGATTACGATCACGCACCAGACGAGCGATGATCTGCGGGAACGCCTGCGCAGAAAGCTGGAGAAGATGATCGATGTGACTCCGACGGAAGAGGGCGAAGAATGAGCTCCGACTTCAACCGAGCGGAGCTCGAAACGCTCCTCAAGAGCGTGGATATGCTCGACGAGCTCGAGCTGCTCGAGATAGAGAAGATGGTCGAGGAGTTGGGCAAGCGCGCCACGCTGCAGGGTGCCAAGGATGACCTGATTGCCTTCTGTAAGTATATGGACCCTAGCTACAAGGTGGGCCGACACCATAGAATTCTAGCGGATGAGCTCATGGCCATCGAGAGGGGGGATAAAGACAGGGTCTGCGTCAACATCCCACCCCGCCACGGCAAGTCTCAGCTCGCCTCTATCTACTATCCGGCATGGTTTATCGGTAGAAACCCCGGGAAAAAGGTCATGCTGGTGTCGCACACCACTGATCTGGCCGTCGATTTTGGCCGGAAGGTGCGAAACATCATCGACTCCGAGCCATACCAGCAGGTCTTCCCGAACCTCGCGCTGTCCTCTGACAGTAAGTCGGCTGGGCGCTGGAACACGACCACAGGATGCGAGTTTTACGCCACCGGCGTGGGGTCGGCCCTTGCAGGGCGCGGTGCTGACCTGCTGCTCGTCGACGACCCGCACTCCGAGCAGGATATCTTGAATGGAAACTTCACGGCGTTCGACAAAGCCTACGATTGGTTCGCCTTCGGGGCTCGGACGCGTCTGATGCCCGGGGGCCGCGTAGCCATAGTGCATACAAGATGGCATTCCGACGACATGACAGGGCGTCTCGTCCGCGATATGACTAACAACGAGGACTCCGACCAGTATGAGGTGGTGGAGTTTCCGGCTATTTTGGAGGTCGAGGACAAGGAGACGGGGGAGATTGTGCAAAAAGCTCTCTGGCCGGAGTTTTTTGACCTGCCAGCACTGCTACGGACTAAGGCGTCCATGGCTGCGTATCAATGGAACGCGCAGTATCAGCAGAATCCGACGGGCGAAGAGGCTGCCATAATCAAGAGAGAGTGGTGGAGGTTGTGGCCGGACGACGACCCACCGGAGGTAGAGTATATCATCATGTCTCTCGACGCCGCTGCAGAAGCCCACAACCGTGCTGACTTCACGTCTCTGACAACGTGGGGAGTGTTCTTCAATGACGAGGAGAACATGCACCAGATCATCCTGCTCAATGCCATCAAGCGGCGCATGGAGTTCCCAGAGCTCAAAGCGCTGGCGCTGGAGGAGTATCAGCAGTGGGAACCCGATGCGTTCATCGTTGAAAAGAAGAGTTCAGGGACACCGTTGTATCAGGAGATGCGGCGCTCAGGGCTCATGGTGCAGGAGTATACCCCTGTCAGGGGCTCGGTAAACAACCCGAACAGCAAGATGGCGCGTCTGAATTCTGTGTCTGATATTATCTCGTCGGGGCTGGTCTGGGTGCCGCCTAAACGGTGGGCAGAGGAGCTGGTCGAGGAAATCGCAGGATTTCCGTTCGCGTCAAACGATGACCAAGTGGACACATGTATAATGGCCCTGATGCGGTTCCGCCAAGGGGGGTTCATCCGCCTGCCGACGGATGAACTGGATGAGGAGCTGCCGTATAGACGGAAGGTTGATTACTACTAGAGCCCGTGCTACAATATTCATGCCAGCGTGTTCTCCTCCTTGGTCGTTGGCTCCTTGGAACTAGCCCGGCGGTCCTCCCCCGCCGGGTTTTTTATTCATCGTAGACTAGCGCCCCTCGCAACTACATTGCGAGCCTTAGTACCTCGTGCTAAGGTCTCGTGGAGACCTACAGGGGATATGCCATGGCAATCGAGAAGCCGATGACGCCGTTCGAGTTCGGGCCGCAGGACGATACCGAGATTGAAGTGTCCATCGCGACGGAAGAAGATCCGTTAATCCAGATCGATGCGGATACCGGTGAGGTCCTAGTCGACTTCGGCGACGGTGAGGACGCCATGGGCGCGGACATGACCGCGGACATGACCGCACACGATGCCAACCTAGCCGAAGTCATTGAGGACGCGGAGCTTGAAAGTATCGCCAGTGATCTGGTTGGATCTTTTCTCTCTGATCGTGAGAGCCGCAAGGACTGGGCATCGGCCTATATTACCGGCTTGGACTTGCTGGGTATGAAGATCGAGGACCGCACGCAGCCTTGGGCCGGTGCCTCCGGTGTCTATCACCCGATGCTGACCGAGGCCGTGGTGCGGTTCCAAGCGCAGGCGATGAGTGAGCTGATGCCCGCCTCGGGTCCGGTACGGACAAAGATCATGGGCACACTCACCCCTGAGAAGGCTGACCAAGCTAACCGCGTCCAGAATGAGCTGAACTACCTCATCACTGAGGAGATGCCGGACTACCGCGACGAGATGGAGCTGATGCTGTTCCGCCTCCCGCTGGCTGGGTCAGCGTTCAAGAAGACATACTACGATCCCATCACAGAGCTCCCCTCATCTCTTTTTGTCCCTGCTGAGGATCTTGTGGTCTCATACGGCGCGTCTAACCTGCGCGTCTGCCCGCGGTTCACGCATGTGATGAAGAAGACCGACAACGAGGTCCGTGAGCTGCAGGTTGTTGGTTTCTACCGCGACGTCGATCTGCCTGATGCTGAGAAAGACCTCACCGACATCGAGGAGAAATACGCCGAGCTGGCCGGGGAGGAGCAGACATTCGAGGATGATCCACGCCGCACGCTCTTGGAAATGCACGTGGATATCGACCTGCCGGAGCCCTTCGAAGATGAGCGCGGCGTGGCACGGCCCTACGTCATCACAATAGACAAGACCTCTAGGATTGTTCTCGCCATCCGCCGTAACTGGAGGGAAGACGACGCGAAGAAACGCAAGCTGATGCACTTCACCCACTATCCCTACCTGCCGGGTATGGGGTTCTACGGTACGGGGCTAATTCATCTGATCGGCGGTCTGGCTAAGTCTGCGACGTCAATCCTGCGACAGCTTATCGATGCAGGCACGCTGTCTAATCTACCGGCGGGCCTCAAGGCCCGGAGCCTGCGTATCAAGGGCGACAACACCCCGCTGATGCCCGGCGAGTGGAGAGACGCTGACGTGACGGGGGGCACGCTCCGCGAGAGCCTGTTCCCGATGCCATACAAAGAGCCATCGGGCGTCCTGTATACCCTGCTGGGTAACGTGGTTGAGGAGGGCCGTCGCATCGGCTCCGTGGCCGACATCCAAGTGGGTGACATGAGTGCAAACGCACCGGTGGGCACCACGCTCGCCCTGCTCGAGCGTAGCTTGAAGGTTATGTCGGGTGTTCAAGCCCGCCTGCACGCGGCCATGAAGCAGGAACTGCGCATCCTCGCGCGGATCGTGCACGACTACATGCCCGAGCAGTATGCCTACGAGATGGACGGTGACTTCAACCGCGTCGAGGACTTCGATGGGCGCGTGGATGTGATCCCGGTATCCGATCCTAACGCCGCCACCATGGCGCAGCGGATCATGCAGTATCAGGCCGCGCTGCAGTTATCGCAGCAGGCTCCGCAGCTGTACGATATGGGTAAGCTGCACTCACAGATGCTCGAGGTACTGGGTATCCAAGACGCTAAGGACATCATTAAGTCTCCGGCAGATATGAAGCCCATGGACCCAGTGGCCGAGAACATGGCGCTGCTGCAGCAGTCTCCTGTCAAAGCGTTCCTCTACCAAGACCACGAGGCGCATATTGCTGCCCACATGGCTGCGATGCAGGACCCGAAGATTGCTCAGATTGTCGGCCAGTCGCCCTTCGCAAAGGCTATTCAGGGCGCTGCCATGGCGCACATTACCGAGCACGTTGCCTATCAGTACCGCAAGGAGATCGAGATGAATCTCGGTGTTCCGTTGCCGCCCGAGGGCAAGCCGCTGCCTGAGGACGTCGAGGTCCAGCTGTCCCGTATGGTTGCGCAGGCTGCAGCCAAGCTGTTCAACAAGAATCAGGCAGAGCAACAGGCTGCTAAAAAAGAGCAGCAGGCGCAGGACCCGCTCACTGTCATCCAGATGCGCGAGCTGGACATCAAAGAGAAAGAACTGCAGCACAAGATCGACTTCGACAACAAGAAGCTGCAGGTCAACGCTGCCACCAGCGCTGGGAATCTCTACATCCAGCAGGAGCGTGTCGAGAGCGAGAACGACCGATCCGCAGCAAACACCATGGCAAAGCTTGCCACCGACGCTGCGAAAGAAAATGTCAAAGCTCAGATGGACAGCACGCGCCTCGCCATTGAGGCTGCTCGGCTGCTACAAGATCGCAAATCAACTAATGCTGGGGGCCAGTGATGGAAGATACCATCTTTGCCTTCATGATCCGCGCTCTGAACGAGCAGAAGTCAGCTATTGAGCACCACCTCGCAACAGGCGGCGCTAAGAGCTATGAGGATTATTGCCGGGGCGTTGGTGAATATACGGCGCTCCAGCGCATGTACGACGACATAAAGGACCTAGAGAAAAGATTTATTGCGGACTGATACTATCCGCTATACTTCTTTGAGTTACGCGGATGTCCCGCGCAAGGCGCTGTGAGCCTTAATCACTGCAGGGGGTACTATGTATACGGCTAATAAAGTCGAAGACGAGCAGCTAAAGGCTAAGCTGCCAGAACCATCGGGATATAGGCTACTGATCGCCGTCCCAGAGGTTAGCGAGAAAACCGAAGGTGGAGTCTATAGGCCGGATCAGCTTAAAAAAGCTGAGGAAACGGCGTCCATCGTTGGATTTGTGGTCAAGACGGGACCTGACGCATACGCCGATCTCAACAAATTCCCAAACGGACCTTGGTGCAAAGAGGGCGACTTCGTCATCTTCCGCTCCTACTCGGGTACCAGATTCAAAGTTCTGGGCAAAGAGTTCCGTCTCATTAACGATGACACCGTCGAGGCGGTTGTCGAAGACCCACGGGGGTACAGCCGAGCATGAGCGACAAGAATGATGACATCGAAGTTGACATCGAGAACGATGACGAGCTCGAAATCGAGGTTCAGGATGATACCCCTGAACAAGACCGAGGCAAACCGAAAGCTTCTGAGGTTGATACCAAAGGTGCCGACGATGACGACCTAGAGGGTTACTCTGATAGCGTCAAAAAGCGCATCAACAAGCTCAAGTTCGATCAGCACGCCGAGCGCCGAGCTAAGGAAGAGGCTGTCCGTCTCCGTGAGGAGGCCATCTCCTACGCCGAAAAGATTCGTAGGGAGAACGAGCAGCTACGCAAGGCTTACGCCGAGGGTGAGACTGTCCTCGTTGGCCAAACCAAGGCACGCCTCGAGAGCGAGCTCGCATCCGCGCGCACTGCGTATAAGGCTGCGTATGAGAGCGGCGACGCTGACGCTGTGCTCGCTGCACATGAGAAGCTGCTCAAGGTGCAGGTCGAGTCCGAGCGAGTACGGAACTACAGACCGCGCGCTGCGCAGGCCACCGCGCCTGTGCCGCAGACCCAACAGCAGGCTGCTCCTAAAGTGGAAAAGCCTGATGATCGGGCGATGCAATGGGCCAATAAAAACCCTTGGTTCATGAAGGACAAATCCATGACCGGCTTCGCTATGGGCGTCCATGAGGACCTCGTAGCACAGGGCATTGATCCGAAGAGCGATTTGTACTATTCTAAGATAGACGATGCGGTTCGCCGCACGTTTTCAGACAGGTTTGACGATGGGACCATTGAGGAAAAAGCACCCCGACGTCAGGCTGGTACCGTGGTCGCCCCCGCTGCTCGCAGCACAAAAGGATCGCGCAAGGTTGTGCTAACCTCCTCTGAGGCCGCTCTCGCCAAGCGCCTTGGAGTACCGCTTAAACTGTTTGCGGCGCAAAAGCTAAAGGATATGCAAAATGGCTGACCGGACCCCACGTACTCTCGAGACTCGTGAAAACACGAGTCCGCGCAAAAAAACGTGGAAGCGGCAATCCATGCTGCCTACCCCCGAGCCCCGGGACGGCTTGAAGTTCCGCTGGGTTCGCACCTCTACACTGGGTAACGCAGACATGACGAATGTCTCCGCACGGTTCCGGGAAGGTTATACGCCAGTTTTGGCCGCTGATCATCCTGAGCTGCAAATTATGTCCGACGTCGACTCACGCTTTAAGGGCAATGTCGAAGTCGGGGGACTCCTACTCTGTGCTGCGCCCGCTGAGGACGTACAAGCACGTGTGGAAGGCCAGCTAGAAATCGCGCAAAACCAGATCGACGCTGTCGACCGGAACTTCATGCGTGAAAACGACACCCGGATGCCCGTGCTTCGGCCTGAGCGTTCGACCAAGACCTCGTTCGGTAAGTAATTACCGTGAAATGAAACCCTAAACCGAGGAGCAGATCATGTCGACTGTTGCTACTGGTTATGGATTTAAGCCGGTCAATCTGATTGGTGGTCAATCCTTCAATGGCGGTGTTATCCGCGAATACAAGGTTGCTGCGAACAACACCGCAGCCATCTTTAATGGCGACTTGGTTGTCCTGTCTTCGGCTGGTCAACCTTCTGCTGTTGTCACCACTTCGCCTGTTGCAATCACAATTCCCGCAACGTCAGCAAACGCTACTGCTGGTATTGTTGGTGTTTGTGTTGGCGCACGTTATGTGAGTGGAACAACCAAACAGCCTATGTATGACAACTACTTGCCAGCAAACGCTGTTACCAACTCCGCTTCCGGCACTGAAGTGTTTGTCTTGGTCATGGATGACCCTGACGCCCTGCTTCAGATCAAGGGTTCCGCTGCTCTTGGCACGTTCAACTCTGGCACTTCTGGCTCTGGTTGGCCCGGTGCTATTGGCAAGAACGCCCCAATGGGCTTTGGCTCTGGCGGTAACACCACCAGCGGTATCTCCAGCTTCGTCTTGACCGTTGGCTCCAACGGCGCGTCTCTGGCCACAACTACAACTCTCGCTCTGCGTATTGTTGATGTGGTCCGTGGCACGGAATCGGAAGCTTATCCTGAGTTTATCGTCAAGCTTAACCTTGGCGTACACTCTTATTACAACCCACTCGGCGTCTGATAGGAGGGCTGACAAATGGCAATTTCACGCGCACAGGCTCTCAAAGAACTGTTGCCGGGCCTTAACGCCCTGTTCGGTCTTGAGTACGCCAAATACGAAAACGAGCATGCCGAGGTTTACGAGACTGAAAGCTCCGAACGTTCGTTCGAAGAAGAAGTCAAGTTGTCCGGTTTTGGCGCAGCACCGGTGAAAACGGAAGGCTCCGCTATCTCGTATGACAACGCACAGGAATCGTTCACCGCTCGTTACAATCACGAGACGGTGGGCATGGGCTTCTCGATTACCGAAGAAGCTATGGAAGATAACCTGTACGACTCGCTCTCGGCTCGCTACACCAAGGCGCTCGCTCGTGCCATGGCGTACACCAAGCAGGTCAAGGCTGCTTCGTTGCTGAACACGGGCTTCACTACCTTCACCTCGGGTGACGGTGTGACTCTGTTCAATAGCGCGCATCCTACCGTTTCTGGTGCCACTAACGCCAACCGTCCGACGGTTGACGCCGACCTCAACGAAACCTCGCTGGAACAGGCGGTTATCGACATCGCTGCTTACAAAGACGAACGCGGTCTTCTGATTGCCGCTCGCCCGCGTAAGTTGATCCTGCCACCGAGCCTGATGTTCGTTGCAACTCGTCTGCTACAGACCGAGCTGCGTGTTGGTACCGCCGACAACGACATCAACGCGATCAACACCAACGGGTCCATCCCCGAGGGATATCGCGTCAACCACTACCTGACGGACACTGACGCGTGGTTCCTCACCACCGACATCCCGAATGGTATGAAGCACTTTGTTCGCGTCGCTATGTCGACTTCTATGGACGGGGACTTTGACACCGGCAACGTGAGGTATAAGGCTCGCGAGCGTTACTCGTTCGGGGTGTCAGATCCCTTGGCGATCTACGCCTCGCCGGGCGCTTGAGGAAAATCAAGCACTTAGCTTAGTTAAGGCCCGCTTCGGCGGGCCTTTCTTTTTGTTTTATTCCCCTGTACACTACATTGGTTACTACTGGGCTAATCGCCACCCTGACCGCGCCCGGCGGACTTTGCACAGACAGAGTGGCCCATTGTGCAAAAGGAACCCAACATGGGTAGAACTACTTTTTCGGGCCCGATTCGGGCAGGCAACATTACCAACACCACGGGCACCACGCTTGGTGAGAACGTGAAAAACGTCGGATCTGTTGTGATGGTGCAAGTGTTTGCCGTCACGCAGGCAGGAAGCGCCACCGCACTTTCAACGACTATCGTACTTCCAGCAAACAGCCACATCTTGAATATGCAGATGGTTGTAACCGCTGCATGGAGCGGCGCTGCGACAACCTTCAGTGTCGGCACGAGCGCAACCTCGACTGAACTTGTGTCCGCCGCTGCGGGCGGCACTGTCGGTGTTATTGCTCTGTCTCCCGGCACTGACGGGACCCGTACAGCCAACTGGGATGACACTGGCACTGCTGATAAGCGCGTCTTTGTTCTTTCTGCCAACACTGGCACCGGTGTTGGTACTGTGACCGTGCGATACATCCAAGCCCATGACGCTGAGTAATTGATATAGAGCGGCCCCCTAGTGGGGCCGTATCCACAACGCTTAGGAGTAGCAAATGGCTGGTAGTACGACTGCATACAGAACGGCAGACGCGACAGTATCCTCATACGATGCGCGGGCTGTCACTACGAGTGACACGACAAACATTGTCCCTACCCGTGGCCTCTACATTGGCGCTGCTGGCAACGTGGTAGTGGACATGGCATACGGCACTACAATCACTTTTGTAGGCGTTCAGGGTGGGACAATCCTCCCCATTCAAGTGACGCGCATCTACGCTACAAGCACCACTGCATCCAGCATCGTGGCTCTGTACTGAGATGTTTATTGGGATTGGCCTGAACCTTGTTCGTGGTGGGGGCTCTGCATCCCCAGCTTCCCTGTTTGCGGCATCAGAACCCGGCGCTTGGTATGATCCCTCGGACCTGACTACGCTGTTTCAGGACAGCGCAGGGACCACGCCTGTAACTACTGCCGGGCAAACGGTCGGTAAAATTCTTGACAAGTCGGGTCGTGGCAACCACGCCACTCAAGCCACGTTGGCGCAGCGGCCCACCTACGGGATCAACCCCATCATGGGGACGCGCAATCTGCTGACCTATACGGAGCAGTTTGACAATGCGGCTTGGACGAAAAGTAACGCTACAATAACTGCCGACACAGCAGTAGCGCCAGACGGGACAACAACTGCTGACAGCATTTTGGATACCGCAGTATCAAACATCCACTACTGTGCTCAAAGCATGACTGCGTTATCCCCGTCTGGTAAGACCTATACGGTTTCAGCTTATGGTAAGGCAAACACACTTAACTATATGACGCTTGGTATCTCTGACATATCAAGTGGATCACTTTATGCGGTTGCCGTCTTCAACCTTTCTACAGGGGCTGTATCAACCAGCGGAGCAGCGGGGACTGGGTATTCCGTTGTGTCTTCATCTATTTCTTCAGTGGGTAGCGGCTGGTATCGCTGTGTTGTCACTGCTGTGGCGGGAACTTCTGTTTCGTTTTTGCGGGCCGTCGTTGCACCAAACAAAGCGGGGACGATCACGGCGGCTGCTGGTGGCTTTGAAAGCTATCTTGGGGATGGTTCAGGATTTTATGCTTGGGGCGCACAACTCGAAGAATCTGCCACCACCACAGCCTACCAGAAGGTCGTCTCACAGTACGAAGTCACAGAGGCTGGTATTGCTTCTGCGTCTTACATATCGTTTGACGGCGTGGATGACGGCATGGTCACTGGTACTATTACCCCTGCCATCGACAAGGTGCAGGTGTTTGCGGGAATACGCAGAATATCGGACGCAAATACTGGAATATTGGCTGAGTTCTCGCCAGCCTTAGGTTCAAATGCAGGAAGTTGGCATATGCTCAGTCCTGCGGGGTCAGGTGTTGCTGGATCAGGGTTCGCGTCCAAGGGCACAGTACAGGCGGCAAATAACACAGTAAGCCCCGCCGCTCCAATAACTGAAATTCTTACGGGCATTGGCGACATTGCCGGAGACGTAAATATATTCCGAAAAAACGGTGTGGCAACTTCAGTATTAACCGATCAGGGCACGGGAAACTTTTTGCCATATGTGCTATACATCGGACGCCGCAACGGAACGTCTCTGGCAGTGAACGGTCGCATCTACAGCCTGATCGTGCGCTTCGGGGCTAACCTGACAGCGGGGCAGATCACATCCACCGAAAGCTGGGTAAATTCGAAAACGGGCGCGTTTTGACATGAAGATAAATGCCATCAGTCAGGAACAGATTGACCAGTTTAACGAGTGTCTTTCTTTGGACGCAGCTACTGGTCGCCTCTGCTGGAGAAAAAAGATCGCCAGCAAAATTGTTGTTGGGGCGGAAGCTGGGTCACAACGTAAAGATGGATACAAAACAATAAACCTGTTTGGTCATTCTTATCTGGCGCACCGCATAGTCTTTGCCATGCTAAACGGGCATTGCGACAACGAGATTGATCACATCAATGGCGACCCGTCTGACAACAGGCCTGAAAACATTCGTGCAGTAACTCGATCACAACAAAATATGAACAGAGGTGTTCAGTGTAACAACACTTCAGGCCATAAAGGTGTATAT